CACGCCAAAGGCGCACGTAGTGACGGCCGGGTAGGTAGTAGAAGACCAGTAATAAAAGGATATACACTGGAAATATGTGGTGTCTATATATGGAGCTCCAATCCCTACGTCCTCCACAATCAGAGAAAACAATTCAAATATATTTGGGACTCTCCAGTCATCGTATCCTGCGAGCTCCGCGGTGTTAGCAGCATCACAAAAGGTAAATATATCTTCATGGTTTGTAGAATCAATCCAATATAATTTGCCATCAGACCCAGTGCCAATATCTGAGTCTGGAGTATAGGCCATCCACATCAGGCCTGTTTGATTATCCTGCACACATGCATTTTCCATAGCTATCGTTTTAGCATTTACAGTTATATTTGTAGTGCCAGAGTATTGCCCAGTTGTAAGAGCAGTATAGCTTCTGGCAACACCCTTTTGAAAATAACCATCGTCATCCATAGATGAGTATTGAGTATCCTGACCTGTTTTGAGTAGCGCTGCGCTCGTGCCATCAGAGCTGCTCTCAGGCCACTGCCCAATATTCCCAGAGTCTCCTCCTATACCAGCAAAACACACAGAGCTTATCAATAATAAACTAAACACAAGCAAAAAGGCGATCTTCCTCACTTTGCTGCCTCCTTAAAAATTGCCCTAATAAAAGTATCATCTCCATACCTACCTACTGCTCCATTTGCCTCATTAGACTGAAACACACACCTAATTTGAAAAGGAACGCTATCAAGCCAACCGTCTGTTAAACGAAGGTACCCCGAGTAGTTTTTCTGAACATAACTTGTTCCAATGTCATCGTCATAATAAGCAGGAACAGCTACAGACGAAGTTTGTTCAGTCGCAGCTGATAAATCAGCCCCGAATCCAACGGTAGTTGCCATATCGCTATCGGCAAAAGTTAACGCAATAGTATCTGTAACCCCATCAAAAGTAAACTTCTGCGCAGTGGTATCATAAACAACGGTAGCGCTCGTTATAGCAATCGTAGAACCTGCTCTTATAGCCGTCTGCATAGCGACCGCTAAAGTTGTCCCTGTATAAGTTCCATCAGCAGTATCAATGTTTTCTGTCCCTCCACCAGCGGTAGTAATCTTCAAGACATCATTACTAGATGTAATAATGAAGTCTTCATTAAGTATCCTCCAGTAATCCTCCCCAACGTTTCTGCCATCAAACCTGAAGAACACATCAGAGGTTGCAGTCCCTTTAAGGTAAAAGTCGATATCCACATAGCCCCAAGTAATGTACCCTCTCATCAACGGATCAAAGTCCATCACGATAACAGCGTTAGTATCAGTCGCAGCAGCGGTTACAATAGCGGAGTATTGGGTTGCAGCTCCAGCAGTCAAGTCAGACTGAACAGGATATATCGTCACATCTTGAATATCAGGTGTAGCACCAAGACAAGGTAACGCGAAGAGGAGAAAGACAGCAACAGCTAATAGTATCTTTCTCATAATTTATCTCCTTTTATAGGTAATCATTACCATCATCTCATCAGTAGCAGTTCCACCGGCGGTATCGGTCTTTTTTAAGCTTACTACATCACCAGAAGTGAGCAGTTTATGCGTAGCGTCTAGAGTCCCTACACTCACCGCATCAAAGTCATCAAAAGCGGTTCCTTCGGCTGCGTTGCTAACAGAAGCAATTTCATTGTCGGCCGATCCATCAGAGCCTTTATCCCGCAATGTCACGGTTGTATAGCTCACTGCGTCTGTAGCAATGTCAGATGCATTCACCAATTGGACTACGATCAACTCACAGTCGTAAGGAGCAATAAAAACAGGTCTCTCATCGCTAGTCCCTGCGTTTATAGTTCCAAAATAAACATTAACCAACGCCCCCGAGTCGTTAACTACCCAGTTAGACCCATCGTAATAAGTGGAATCGCCAGTTGCCTGAGAAACAAGACCTAAGTCCTCAGCCTTATCTACAATGTCATTGTCGTCGGTGTCATATGTAGTCCTCATCATATCAAGCAAACTAAGAGAGCTCCCTCCAGGAAGCAAAAGGTAAACGACATCATCAGAGGCCCAAAAGGTGCCCTTTCCAGTATCAGGAGTAGCAGGCTCAGTTCCATATGCTATATCGATGGTATCAAAACCTTCCTCCATCATCTCAATAATTCTGTTCTTTTGCCAACTCAATCCAGGCCATTTATTTTCAGCGTCCGTGCTTAACCCTGCAAACGCTGGAATACTTAACCCCAACATCAGCAATACAGTAATCATCCCAAAGAACTTCTTCATTTTAACCTCCGTTAATTCAATTTTTACCTGAATGTTAGAACAATTTCAGACAAGCATTTTTAACTAGCTTTCTTTGCGTTATGAAACTCTTCCCAAATAGGATTTATCCACTTCTCAATTTTCTCATCAGGAACCCTTTGTTTGTGTTTCTGTAACACATGGATTCTCATCCCTATCACTTTGTCATTCTCATATTCCTCACAAATCTGACAAAGATATTGCTTGGGGATATGTTTTTCTCCTTCAGCTTTTGCCATCACTTTGGGAGCTGACATCTCCACATAATCTCTGTTAAATCCAGACTTTTCTCTCATAATTCTTGCATACTCAGGATTACGAGTAGAATAAATGCCTGCATTATTAAACGGTGCCCAAACAGTAGCTTTTTGTGGAATTCTACTTCCCATAATTAGGCAAATCCTATGACCAATTTCTGGCGAAAGCTCTTTCTTTTTCACTAGCTTAAATACATAAAGCTCATTTGTCATAATTTTTTCCTTTAATGCGGGGGAGAAAGAAATTAAGTTCTCCCCCTAAATTGTTTATGCCACAGAGGTTACTCCATACATACCACGATGACATTCCTTTAAACCAAGTTTTAAACCGCAAATAGTCCAGCACTGGTCTTTTCTCTCATGAGAACCAGGGGTTTGAATAGCAGTCTCAACCTTAGTATCCTCCAACCATTTGTATTTAATGAGGTCAAGATCAACAAGAAAACCTATTCCTTCCAAATCTCCAATAAGAAGCGGATGTGCCAGAATCGGTAATCTTCCCCAGCTTGTCTTGTAGGAACTCACAGTGATACCGAGCTGTCCTGAAAATTTCTCGTCAAACTCCAATCTTCCGTTAGCCCAAATGTCCAAGCCCTCCACAATTAAACCACCTGCGACAAAAAGTTTATTCTTATGAGATAAATCCCCAGCCTCGTAGGCAGTTCTAAGCCAACTTCTGAAACCAGTCTCAGTCAAAACTCCACCAATATCATCTTTGGTAATACCCATGTTATACAAACCCGCCGTGGTATACTGATACTTTCCAGTAGAGTTTAATTCCTCTACACGAGCATCAGCTTTACCAAAGAGAAACTGATATTCTATATTTTTAGCCTGCTCAATAAGTTTCCTTGCCTGTAATCTTTCAATTTCAGGAACACCATTCAATTCAGCCAACATCGCCTCTTTATCTACTGCCCAGGATAGCCAGAATTTCTGAGTGAAGTTAGCAACCTTTTTTAAGGGAATCTCCAAATTATCAGGAGAATTTCCACCATCAGCATAAGAATTGGACAGTTTCAAAATTCTGTCATCATCAGAGGGGGCGGCAATCCCAGAATCAGTAGTATCAGATGTATCATGGATTTTCCCAGAATGAGTAACGGTTTCCAGAGCAGCAACTCCAGCATCAGAATAATTGATAACTACACTGATTACGTGAGTAGTCCTGTTCACTTCTTTTACCAAAAACATATCCCCATTAGTATAATCCCAGAGGATATCATTCTTCTGAATGTAGGTATCCAACTCATTTCCAGCTCCATCATCAAGATGAATGTCATACGCATCTGTGGAACCGGAAGGAGAACCTTTTATATACATCCAACGAACGAAGGGTCTGTCCTCAAAGCAGGTAAAAACCTGGTTTGCAGCCTTCTCCTTAGCTAACTTTCTGGTTACGGTAAGAAGAGGAGAAGCATCAGGTTCAAGCTTAATTATCTTATTTCCCCAGTCTAAAACTCGCCTATCTAACATTAAATCTTCAATTCCTCTGCCCATTTAAATTACCTCCAGTTATAAATTTTCTTCCTTTTCTTTATTTTCCTTTGAGGTAATCTCTTCAGTCTTTTGCAGATAGGGTGCTCAAAAATGAGTCTATCTAAAGAGTATTAAAGAAACTACAAAACTTTATTTGCTTTATGCGCTCCTATTATTGTTTCTATATATTTATCATTTTTATCTCTTCTATCCCTGGGTGGTGGAGTAGTGCTTTGAATATTGGTTGCTGCTCTTTGAGCATTTACAACTTTTTCCCGCAACTCATCAGGAGTTAAATTACCTTTTGCTTTATCAAATATTAACTCCAGAACTTCTGGTTTATCTCTCAAATCTTGAGGTAACAGTGCAATCTCTTTTTGCATTTGCGGAGCAAGTGCATCAAAAGCCTCGGGGTCAGTTGACCTTATTGTCATTACTTTTTTTGTAATCGCACCCACCTTGCCCATGGCATTGAACATATTCGCCAAATCCGGCCTGGTAACAAAACCAGATTCTCTCATTACAGTTGATATCGCTTCAGCAGGGTTCTTCTTTAAATTATCTTGTAGATAAGCATTTAAATTGTATTGTTTATTCTGAAGTTCTTTAATTGCTTTTTCCTTTTCCTTTGCAGTATCCGCTTCTTTCACTCTTTGCATCTGACTTTGAATATCATCTAATTTTCTCTTGTAATCTGCTGATTCTTGAGATTTCTGAGTTGCAAATTTGTTAAGCGTTGCAATTCCCTTTTCTGCTTCCTCCATTGTTTTATACTTACCGAAAATTAAATCACCAGCTTCACCATCAGGTATCTGATTATCACCAGGCTGATTTTGAAGGTCTTGGTCACTCATTGTTTTCTCCTAATAATTTGGCAGATACACTACCTTGATCTTGAACCACTTGGTTTACCTGTCTTTCACTTTCCTCTTCTTCCTTCTTCTCAGGTGTAGAAATTTTAGCTAATTCATCATTAAACATACCTGCAGCATCGCTTAAAGTGATACTTGGGTATTTAAGAAACTTAACCTTAATATCATTAAAAACTGCTTCAACAGGAGCGAACTCTTTCTCTCTGCTATTTTCCTCTGGTAGAGTGTTTACCATGCTTTTCCTCCTCAATTATTTCATCACGTCTTTGTCTAATCTCATTGACAAAATTTGGTATCCATTCTAAGCCCTCAAGTATTCCTTGATACTTACCCACTTCTCCTAAATTCTGGAAAGGTTGTTTAGCTAAAGTATTCTGAGTAGTTTCCTTAAAATACTCAATGCAAATACCCAAACTTTTCCAACCTTTGGCATTAACCATAGTATCAAAGTCTGATGCTAATTCTTTAATCTCATCTGTAGTTAAATCCTCATCATATTTTTCCAATTACATACCTCCTCTTACTTTTCCCATTGTTGCTGCCAGCATTTGCCCTAAACCAGTTGGAGTAGCACCTGTTGAAGTAGCAGGTAAGCCTGTTACTGGACGAGTTGCTGGTTGTGAAGCTCTTTCCCCGCCATTACCTCCTGGGGGAGGAATAACTCCTTGTTTTACAAGCGCCTCAATCAATGCTTTTAAATCTCCTTTTCCCTCCTTGTTTTTATTGAGAAGCACATTTAGCTCTGGAATATCAAGAGCTTCTAAAATAGCTTTAAACAGTTCTGTCATATCAATGTCAATGCTAACCCCAGCTCCTTGAGCCTGAATGATGATCTGTAGAGCCTGCAGGAGATGAGCTATCTTAATATCTTTATTTGCCTCAATATCAGAGGCAGAGACTTTTTCTAAAAATTCAAAGTCTCCCTCAATGTCTCTTGGCCCAATTTTCGTTACACCTTCTTTAAAATCTTTTACTCCCTCAATTGCACCCATTACACCAACAATGAGTTTTTCCTGCATATATTTTTTATCCCAGGTAATGATATGCATAGGCAAAAGAGAAAATGCTGTTTTAATTGCCATCATAATCTTGAACCTAATCATTGTAGAACCCTCAGTTTGAAGTCCCATATGCTCTGTTGCAGTCTGCCTTTTGGTTGTAGGTGCTCCTCTAACTGCTCCATATAACCCTGAGCGTTCCTCTATACCTCTTTCAAGAATAGAAGCCTCGTTATAAGAACCAGCTGTGACATCCCTTATCTCAATTTGCTGAAGAGCTGAGCGCATATCAACCCCATAAGGCAATCCCTCCAATAGTAATTGTATTCCTGGTCTTATATTCGCTAAATCCTTGGAATTAAGAATCTTATAAGCCATATTTCTAAGCCAGGGAGGTCTAAGAGCTAAATTTACATTATCCATTCTTTGATTTTTTAGAGTGGCAAGTTCTCGGATATCTTCTTCAATAGATTCAGGTTCCCCTTTGCCAAGAATTGAGTCCAACTTTGGAATTTCAGAACAATTTATAAAAGGAATAATGCCGGGTTTTATTAGTGTCCCATCCTCATCTTTTTCCATTGTCGGATTGTCTGTATGAAGGATAAGAATTTCCTTATTTGCTACTACAACTTTTTTTCTCTCATCCCAGTATTCATAAAGACAGACAAGATTCTCCTTTTCTTTTGCCGTCCATTTGTTTGTATCCTCTGCCCTGTTAGTATAGGGGATTAATTTATCAAGATTTTGATATAAATTCTCTTTTGTTTGAGCCTTGAAAGCTTTATTTTGAGCAATAAGTTCACTCTTTAAAGCCCAAATCTTATGAATCGCCCAGGGAAGACGATTAAGCTGTTTTGCAGCAGGAGAAAAGTAGAAATCCTTAATGTTAACAGCAGATAACTCAACATCGTTCAGAGCAAAATCCCAGGCAGTTTTAAGAGTGCTAAATCCATAGGTTAAAGCCGTTTGGATATATTTGATAATCTGGTAAAAAGAATACGGCCTTTGTATTTGATAAGCTACTAATTTATGGGCTACTTTTGCGGATTCAATCGCTTTCTCATTGAGAGGTTGAATAACATAATAAGGTTTTTTGCCAAAGATAATTAGACAATAACGCGCTAATAAATGGTCAACAAGGGTGGAAGGCCAATGAGGCAAAAGATGAGAGCGTCCCTTAGCCTCTCTTGCCTCTGTTTCCTCAGAGGTTCCCTCATAATAATCTTTCCACTTATCCCACTTATTTTCTAAATCATTCTCACTACGCCAATTTTCAGCTAAAGTGAGCTTATCAACAACATCAGCAACAACATCATCTTTTTTTTCTGTCATCATTATTTTTTTCTTCTTTTATGTTTAGCTGTACGCTCTTTTTTAGTCCTTGCTCCAAAATTCTTGTCGTGTTTCCTTGAGTTGATCATAGCATGATAAATTTTATCGGCTCTTTTCCTGCCATATTGCTTGACTAAACTTCGATAAAGCTTCTTCTCTTTCTCGGTATATGGAATTTTAACACCCCTTTTTATGGGGAAACCTAATATCCCGTCAGTGAATCCGAAGGAACATAAGATTCTGGGAAAATATCCTCAAAGTAAACCTGAGGTTGTATAACCTCAAAGCACATTGCCAGAGCATCTATTACATCATCGTGTCCCCCGCTTTTATCACCTCTAAATTGCAAGAGCTCTGACTCAAGTATTCTTTGAGAAGGATCAACATTCAAATAGCCCTCCCCAGCTCCGAGATGATACAATTGCCCCTGTTTATAAGTTGGAATTAGCTTTCTAATACGAGCTGCCTTAGAATTATCAGAACCATAATGCTCTATTGGTTGAATCGGTAACAATCCCCTTATTTTGCCTTCTTTCAAAATGTTAAAAGCAAGGAGTTTTTGAAATCCATTACTCTCAATTGCAATAGTCCTGGGTCTATACTCAAATTGAATCTCATATAGTTTGTTAATAAACTCGTCAGGGTCAAAGCGATCCCTGATGAGATTTAAGATGAACACATTACCAAGCCTATCTTGTCCAATGGTCACAATAGCAAGGTAATCAGCAGTTTTCTTTTTAGAAATTGCAGGATCAACTGCTGTTGTAATTAATAAATCATTGGGTAAGTTTTTAGAAATATAGTATTTAAACCACTCCTTCTTAAATTCTGCTGATTTATCCGAGACCAACCCAACTAAATATTGAGAAGTAGCGAAAACAGGGTCTTTATCTATCTCATCTTCCAGGAATTTCTTTGGAATACGATTAGGAATAAGCATTGTCCCCTCTTTGCCTTTAGGAAGTCTTACGCAAGGGATTTTAGAATTAATACTAGGTAAAACTGCGCTCATCCTTTGAGCCTGTGCTAAAAAAACTTCAAAATCCTTAAGCTCAGCTGGAGTAGATAAGATGTAGTTATATAAATCTCCGAATGCGTAAGGTGTGCCAATTATCAATAATTGCCCAACAAGTTTTTTAAGCATAGGAGATAAATACCTGTAATTTCTGATAAGGCTAGCTTTCATCTCATCGTTTGAGGTATTTTTCTCACTCATAGGGTCATCTAAAAAAATGTGGACTGGATGCGGTCCAGCTTTCACTGCATCGATTCCAGCAGTACCAATTGAAGGGTCTGTTTCAGCTAAGGATTTTTTGCCCCTGATAAATATTTCCCATTCCTTCCAACCATATCCTCCCTTGAATGAACCACCATTTATAGCAAGAAGCTCCTCATTTTCTTCCATCTGCTTTTTTATCAGACCCAAAATATGAATTGCAAAAGAACGTTCCTGTGATACAATGAGAATTGTATCGTTAGGATTTTTGAGTAGCGTTTGGATACTATAACCAATGGTAACTAAACTGGTTTTGAAAAAGTCCCTTGTGGCCAAGATAAGTTTTCTTTTAAATCCATCTGCCTTTTTATGCCAAACTGTAACCCAGTCACATAGGATTTTATGATTTTCAACGATATCAGTGGGCCCAGGTTTAGACTCATCAGGAGACTGCACATCTTTGAAAAGAACATATTTATTGAGATAATACAAAGAATGCAGAGCCCACCAGCGTTTGAGTTTTAAAGTGTCTTTTTGATTTACTTTATCTTTAGTTATAATTTCCATTTTTAACTAACTTTCTTTAGTTGTAATCTCAATAGCATCAGCTTCCTTAGACATAAACTTGGCCTCAGCAGGAGTGATAATAATGTTTATGTTTGGCATTCCTGTTACACCTTCAGCATGAGATTGTGTTATTTTGTGAGTTAACTCAATTGCCTTTAAAGTGTTAGAATCCTGACGAGAAGGAGATACAGGGGTAGTTTTATCCATAATGGTTTTAATTCTCTCGGCCATGTAAGAGGAGTTCACACCCTTTTTTTCAAGAGAGGAAAGCCAACTCTGGATAGCTGCACCAATAACTGGATTATTCTTATTTTTTGAAATAGTTTTAATAGGGTTTGCATAACCTGCTCGTTTTGCTGCTTCATCTGGAGACAATCCTTTATACATTCTTCTAACCCAGGACCTTTGCTTTTCGGATAATCTCTGGAAATGAGAGCGTCCTATCTTTTTTAACTTGCGTATTCTTGTAAGTTCCCGGCGATGTTCTTTGTGAGTCTCATCATATTGTCTTTGATATTCAGTTCTAGCTCTGGGATTTTTATACATGTTTATTTCTTCCTCTTTTTTCTAGCAAACTTACTCAATGTTAATGCTAATCGGGCTCGCCTACCAATGGTTCCTTTCTTTTTAGCTGTTGCTCGGAGTTTTTTCCTGGGAATATTTTTGCCTTTTTTAGATCCAAGCTGTTTTCTTAGCGCGCCGGGATGTTTAATTGCGTCTTTGATCCAATATTTCTTCTTTTTTGCCATATCAGGCGTAGGTCTAAAAACATCAAAATCGAGTGGTTTAGGTTCGTCATAATCTCCACTAACATCTTGAGTTTGCATATTAACCTCCAAAATTAAGGCTTTAGAAATGAGTGATATCGGAGGTGTGGAGTATTCACTGAGCGGGGTTTTTCGATGGGGGCATGGGTATCTCCCCTTCCCTGAGTGTCCTCCACAGGTCACAGGGGTTTTCTTAGCTCGTTCGACGCCCCAGAATATCTGATCCATCTATCATGCCCGTTATCCTCCACAGTAAACAGATACGAGGAGTTCTGCATGACCTCCTCGGTTTTCTCTATTCCATGGGAGAGATCTCCTTTTCACCGAACAAATATTTGCTCCCTGTCCGGTAATACCTAACGTATCAAGGGACTGTGGATAACTTTTTTTGGCATCTTCAGCTTCTCTCTCTCACACTGGGATACAGAGACTGAGCATGACAACCTTTGACACTGTGGATAACTCAGGCTCGGAATCGCTGAAAGCGAGGCTGCTCTTGCCTTCCTTACCCTTTTCTCTCTACCCTTTCGTCCTTCTCTCCCACACCCATCCTGTCTTTCCCTATCCTCTCGTTTTCCTCTTTTTCTTCTCCTCTCACCCTACACCATCCCTTCATCTTAACAACTTTCCAACAATTTTTCTACAAACTCTCACTTTTTTACCTTTTTGACTGTTTTTAAATAGATTATTTATCCTATTTCAGGTGGATTATTTATCTTCTTCTTCTTTGCCTTTTACCCCGGAAGTAGTCTATAACTACCTGGCGGAGTCCAGAGCCCACCCGCCACCCTTATAAGAGGAGAATTTTTTTACCCTTCATGACACTACAGGGGGGTAAACCACAAACTACCAAACTCTACCAGCCCTTGACAAAGTGAAATAATCTGCTATAATAAGAGAAAATGAAAAAAGG